TTCTTTCAATTGCCGAACAAAATTATGTTTCAGAACTAGAAGATGAAATTGAAGAGATAAAACGTAAAGAAGATGCAGAAGAGCGTCTAATGCAAGGCCGTGTAGATCAAGCAAACGATAAGATATCAAAAAACAATGATAACTAAATTAAAAATTGCAGAAGTTTTAAATACTAATAATTCATTTACGCATTCAGACACTACTGAATTTGATGATTTACGAATTACTGTTAGAACTATATCTGACGTCAATGTACGTATATATGAAAACGTCCGGCCGGCTAATTTACATGATTTAGCAATACCACTGCCGGGAGAACATGTTTTAATATTCAAAGGAATTCGCCAAGAATCTAACACTAGCACACGAAGATATGATTGGTATTACTTAACTACATATGCATTACAAACTGGAATAAATAACAATTTGTTACCAGGCGTTACTTATAATATAAATAACACCGCGAATAACAAGGAACTATCAGAATTATGGAAATCTCAGATATCAGAAAAATCTGTTAAACTGCTTCAACCATATCCAGGAGATCGTATCATACAAGGCCGTTGGGGAAATCGTTTTAGATTAGGTAGCACTTTAAAAAATCAAGATACCGTTATTTCAAAGTTGCCGCCATGGAAACGAGGCTCAGGTGCCGATGGCGATCCTATCATAGTTTTATCTAATACTAAAACTTCGAATAATACCAATGGTTTTATCACAGAAAATTTAAATACAGATTATTCATCATTATATTTAACAAGCACACAAGAATTACCTGGATATACCGTTGTTAAATCTTTAAAGCAAGAAAATGGTTATCAATCGCAGTTTATCGGAGTAGCAGATCGAATAAACCTAAATGCAAAAACTGATAGTGTTACGATTAATGCTCCTAATAACATTGAGTTGAATACTGATAAAGTAGTGTTCGGTACTCAATCAGATAAAGAGTCTGGTATATATTCAACTGAATTGCATGATGTATTAAATAATATAATAAACGTTTTATCAACCGGTGTTCTTTCAGCCGACAAAACTACTATATTATCAGTTGTAGATCAAGTTAGTTTAAATGAAGCGTGTACACAACTAAACAATATTTTTAATCCTAAAATTCAACAAGACAAACGAACTGAATAATTATGGCAGTACCTTTTCCATATAATCAAGTATCTAAGCCACCGGTATTAATTGCAGAACGTTTGCTCCCGTTACTTAATAAGTATATAGGAACACTTCAACAATTGGGTGCAGTGGAACTTCCTAATTTGTTAGAAAATATACCTACCAATGTAACGTGTGATGATGCTGATGTTCGGGAATTACGAAACAAACTAGAATCATTATTAAATTTTCTAGAAAAGCTAAATGATTTAATTTCAGTTTTATCTACGGTAGTAAATGTGTTAAAAATAATAGGACGCATTGCACAAGCTGCAGCTTTTGCATCAAGTCTTATAGTTCCTGTAATTCCTCCGGCAGTACAAAATGCAATTATTGCAAGTGCTCAATTAGGTCAAAATGCATTAACGGTTGCTGGTATATTGCAAACTAGTTTCGATCGATTATTAGCAATTTTTCCCAAAATTTTGACAACAGCTACGCAAACACAACAATTCCTAAATAATTTATGTAATGAATCTGCAGATCGTGTTAATGATTTTTTAAATAATTTAGCAGCTAATAATTCAGGAAATAATACTATTGATGTAACACTAGTAACTCCTCCTACAGCACAAGAAATATTGGATCAATATCCTAGCACATTTTATACAGAATTAAATGTATCTGATGAAGATTTAAATGCTCGTTATCAAGAAATAGTAGAACTAATCGATGGAGGATTTGATGTTATTAATAATCTAGTAGAACTACCTACCAATGTATTAACAGGTCAAGGAGCTCCGGCAGATACATTAGGAACTGCGGGAGATTTTTATATTGATACACAAACAAATCAATTATTTGGTCCTAAGCCAACTAATGGGTCTTGGACTTAACCTATAAATCATACATATTAATATTTATATAAAAAAGTAATTATGAGTCAATCAAAATTAATTTCAGTTTTAAAACAAGTAGTAGCTGATGAGGTTCGTAAAGTAATTAAAGAAGAACTATCTGAAATACTGCAAGAAGGGTTACAATCTACAATAAATGAAATGAAAACGGATGTTGTTTCTAAAACAGCGACAGTTAAAACGTCGGCACAACCGAAACCTAAGCGCAAAGTTAATTTCAAAGAAAACAAGTTTTCTAATATTTTAAATGATACTGAATCTTTGCGAGAAAATACTCCGTTAGACATGAATTCATATGCGGAATTGATGACAGAAGATATTACAATGACGTCTGCAGATGCTATGAATTTCGGTGCTGCTAGAAAAATGCCAATGCAACGCAATATGGCGGCTCCATCGGTCATGACTGATCCAGAGACAGGTAAAAACATGGAAGTAGATCCAATGGTTGCAAAAGCAATGACCAGAGATTATTCTGCGTTAATGAAGGCGATAGATAAAAAGCGAGGTAAATAATGGCATATCAGGTAATTTCAAATCAAACAGAAATAAATAATTCTGAGATTGCATTAGGAGTTAAATTAAATTTTAACAATCCCGGTGTTTTTGATTTAAATTATCTGTCAATTGATCAAGCAGTAGATAATTTAAAAAATTTATTGCTAACAAGAAAAGGTGAGCGTGTACACAAAGTTAATTTTGGTACTCCTTTATTAGATATACTATTTGAACCAAATGTATCGGAATTAAAACAAGAAATTGAAGTTTCTGTTACAGATGCGGTTGCATTTTGGTTACCATATATTTCAATTGAACAATTTAATATAGTTACCGCAGAAGATGATCCTAATTTACCACATAATGTTAGTATAAGTATAACATTTGGAATTAATGGATCATTGAAATCGGAAACGGTTACTGTGAATGCAGATGAAAGCGGCGTAGTTAATATAGAATAATTATGGAAATAAAAAAAGATATATCTTATTTAGGAAAAGATTTTGCTCAGTTTAAACAGAATCTTATAAATTTTACAAAACAGTATTTTCCGAATGATTATACTGATTTTAGTGAAGCATCCCCAGGAACTATATTTTTGGAGATGGCTGCATATGTAGGAGATGTCTTATCATACTATGCCGACACTAATTTAAAAGAATCATTTATACAGCAGGCTACAGAACGTTCTAATGTATATGAATTATCAAAAGCATTAGGATATAATGTAAAGAATTCAGTACCAGGTTTTGTTACATTGGATGTGTTTCAATTGGTACCAGCAATTGGCACAGGTACAGATGTTCGACCGGATTATACATATGCCTTAAATATTAAACCAGGAATGCGTGTTAAGCAAAACAATGGTAATGCTCAATTTCGAACATTAGACGTAGTAGACTTTGCAGCATCTGGTTCTAATAACCCAACTGATGTAACAGTATATGAATCTGATGACACTACTAATTTACCTACTTATTATTTGTTAAAAAAACAAGTTCGGGCAGTTTCAGGAGAAGTAAAAACTTCTACATATTCGTTTGGAAATCCAATTCCATATGATAAAGTAGTGCTCCCAGAAACTAATGTAATTGATATTATTAGTGTCGAAGAATCAGATGGAGATAATTGGTATCAAGTTCCATATTTAGGACAAGATACTATTTTCGAAGAAATTGAAAATATTGCAGAAAATGATCCGTTATTAAGTCAGTATCGAGGTAATGTACCTAAGTTATTAAAACTTCGTAAAACAGCTAAACGTTATGTGACTCGTTTGCGTAGTGATAATAAAACAGAATTACAATTCGGCGCAGGTATATCAGATAATAACGATGAAGAAATTATTCCAAATGCGGATAATGTAGGAAATGGATTAGCAGGATTTCGTAGACCAATCGATGTTGATATTGACCCGTCAAACTTTTTGTATACTAGAGCTTATGGACAAGCACCTGCAGATACCACATTAACTGTAACATATACTATAGGTAATGGTATTTCTGACAATGTTTCTGCAAACACATTAACACTAGTAGATTTTGTTGAGTACCAGGATAACGTGAATGCATCAGGCGTTTCTACATCGGTTTTAAATTTTGCTAAAAGAACATTGTCTGTTAATAATGCCGTGCCGGCACAGGGAGCTAAGTCACAAGAAAGTATAATTGACGTTAAAACTAATGCGCTTACTAATTTTGCTACACAGAATCGGTCTGTTACAATCGAAGATTATGTAGTTAGATGTTATTCTTTACCGGCAAAGTTCGGAAGTATTGCAAAAGCATATATTGTACCAGATGATCAATTAACACAACAACAGATCATTGAAGAAAATAGTCCTAATCCATTTGCAATGAATTTGTATATATTAGGTTTTAATAGCAGCAAACAACTTGTTAATGCAAATCAGGCAATCAAAGAAAATCTTAAAACATACTTAGACTATTATCGAATATTAACTGATGCAATTAACATTAAAGATGCATTTGTTATTAATGTAGGTTTAGATTTTGAAATAACGGTATTACCTAATTATAACAGCAATTCAGTGTTATTGGATTGTATAGCAAATCTTAAAGATTATTTTAATATTGACCGTTGGCAGATCAATCAACCTATCATAAAATCAGAAGTTGTTAATATTATAGGGAGCACAAAAGGAGTTCAAAACGTGGTTAGTGTAACCATGAATAATAAATTTGATACTGAGTTAGGTTATTCTGGAAATCAATATGATTTGACTTCATCAACGCGCAATGGAATTGTGTATCCTTCTTTAGATCCAAGCATTTTCGAAATCAAATTCCCAGATTCAGATATAAAAGGTCGTGTAATTAATTACTAGGACTTATATTTATATTAAAAAGAATATATCATGGGCGTATTGAACGATAACCGTGCACAAATTGTGAATGGTGGACTTATTTCAGCAAGTTTTGTTTCTGATTTATATGATGTTTTAACTGGTAACACGTTAGAATCAGTTGCTATTTCCGGTTCTTTGGATATTACCGGAAGTTTAATTGGAAACTTAACAGGTACAGCTGACACCGCAAGTTATGTTACACTTGCACAAACAGCATCATATGTAGAAACCGCACAAACAGCAAGTTATGTTGCCAATGCACAATCTGCATCATATGTGAATGGGTCATCAGTAACGGCAACTAGTGCATCATTTAACAGATTAGATGTATCAGATACATTTATAACACAAGGAACCATTTTATTTTACACAGCTTCATTGCCAACAACAGATCCGGGAGTTAACGGACAATTATGGCGAAGTGGAAGTTGTTTACAAATTAGTTTAGGTACCGGTTCATTATAAAGATAAGACACGATGTTTAGAATATTTTACGCAGAATCAGATGCCACGTTATATGAGTCATCACCGACTCGTAATACTGGTATTGACGAAATACTTGAAGTTGGTAAACGTTTAGCAACAGACGGAGAGACACTACAAAAGTCTAGATCTGTATTGAAATTTGATATGGATGAAGTTAATGCTGCGTTGTCTAAATATAGTGTAGATGTTAAAGATTGTAAATTCGTTTTGCAACTATTCACAACCCACGCAAAAAATTTACCAGCAGAATACACTATCGATGCATTGGTTGTAGGACAAGAATGGATTAATGGTACTGGATTTGAAAATTCAAACCCTGCTGTAACTAATGGTGTTGCATGGGATCAGCCACTCAGTGGATCTGCATGGATATCTAGTTCACAAGAAATTAATATACCAGGAACAAGTCTTTATGTATCTGGTTCTGGATCGGGAGGTAGTTGGTTGTATCAAAGTGGTTCAGCCTTATTTAACACTTCTTCTTTTAACACATCATTTTTCTTTCAACCTGGTTTAGATGAATCAGAAGCATTTTCATATCGTCCAACTGATATTAACATGGATGTTACTGAGGCAGTTCAATTATGGATATCTGGATCTAATTTGAAAGACGTAGAAAATAACGGATTCTTGCTCAAGTTTTCTGAGTCAGATGAAGCTGATAACAACAAACAAGGATATATCAGATTTTTCAGTCGAGAAACTCATACTATATATGTTCCTAGACTCGTAATGTATTGGGACAATGCAACATACAATAACACGCTGCCGGAAGTGAATTTAGAATCATTTGCAATGTATACTAAACTTAAAGCAGAATACCGCGAC